GCCGTCAATTTATGGACGCTTGCAACGCCTACCGCGCTAAACCTGAAGGTTGGCACTTTGCAGTAAAGGCTGATTTCCGAGGTCGCCTGTATTATGTATCGGGTATGTTAAACCCACAAGCTGGTGGTGTAGCCGCTTATCTGCTGGGTAATGACAATACTGTTACATATGATAGCACAGCATCCTTTGCACAGTTTATTAGCATCCTTACCGGCGATATTCATCTGGCTAACGCTTGCAACCTCCGCAACTTCGATGGCCCTGTGAAAGACTTCTATGCCGAGACATACGCCATTGCCAGCGGCAACGCAGCACCGGCAAAGAACACAGTGGAACGTGAAATTGCCAAAAAGTACCTCATGCCTAAAGCCTATGGTAGCGGGGACGAAACATCCGCCCAGCGTGCTATGGACACCGCTAAGGAGGCTGGCATTGCTGAAGATGTTGCACTTGCAATAGTTGATAGCCTCAAATCTTACACTGGCCTCAATACAGTGAAGGACGCAGCGAGTAAAGCAGTAATGCAACTTGCAGCAGTAGGCCAGCAGCTGGCATGGACTACCCCGTCTGGCTTTAACGTAAAGCAGAACTACTGGCGCACAGAATCCCTTGAATGGGACACCGGCGAAGCTAATCAGGAGTATATCCCGACTAGCGTTACCTTCAAGATTAAAACCGATAAGGTCGCAGTATCTGCAAAGGATGATGATAGCAACGAAAGATCCGCTAACGTAGCAGCGGCAGCTAACTTTATTCAATCGCTAGACGCTACCTTCGCAGCACTAGTAGCAAGAGAATGGTTCAAGCGTGGTAATACATTAGTGGCTGTTCACGACTCCTTTACTTTTGAAGCAGGTCAAGAAGAGGAGTTTAAACTAATGGCTTGGCAAGTATTCTGCAAAATTGCAGACAGCAAGGAGTTGGCAGACATGCGCACTTGCATAGACCTACCACAAAAGGAACTATTCTGGATTAACCCTAACCGCGTTCCACAGTTCATCGACCGAGAATAGTAACAACGACCCAGCCTAATAAGCTGGGTCTTTTTTGTACTGTTGTATTGTAGCCACAAAATTTTTTTTCTTTGCTCCGCTTCGCTCCGCAAAGAAAGTAATCGGAGTCCTTCGGACGTCCTCAAAATTCACCAGAGGGACTCCCGTCCCTCTGGACTCCCTTTGCTCCCTATTAGAGTAGTTGCTCTGTACACCTATAGAGTTCAAGCTCTAATTAATTAGAGTACGTGCTCTAATATTTGAAATCACCTGTATAGTTGGGTGACTACGAGTTACCTAATAGCAACGATAGCTGGATGCTAAACTACAGCATCCAGCTGTTTTGATCTAACAAACCGTAACTTAGGGATAAGGTAATTAGACCATGGTGTGGGTTCCAATCATTTCTTCCGAATAAAGTGATTACCTCAAATAGGAACCCACACCACCCTTCAACTTTGCACAAGGATTCAATAATGAAACGTCTGACCACTATGGCTCAAGCCTTTGCAGATGCTGGCTTCAAGTTTAACCATAACGACCGCCGCTTCACCGTTTCCATGGAAAGCAACTACGCTCTGTCCTACAAGACAGCCGTGAAGCTGAAACGCGACGTCATCATCGACTAACAAAACACCGGCCCGTGCCGGACTCGAATGACCAAGGAACTACCATGGAAATGCAAGTTCGTTCTTCTATTCAAAATCTGGTACTGGCCTTTCGCGCAGATGCTACAGATAAGCAATGTTGGGACTACAAACACGGAGACCACTCACACTATACGTTCCGTTCAATAGATGAGCCCCACCATGTGGCAGCTAACAGTGGTTACCGCATGGAGAAAATTGCAATAGGTACAGGTGCGTTTAGTGCTGCTTGTTCACACCCAACGGATGAAGATAAAGTAGTCAAGGTGTGGCTTAACGGTATTGACGGTTCATGGCACTACATCAATAAATGCTGGCAGCTGCAAGGCACAGGTGAAGAACAAGAATGGATGCCTGTAGTGTATGAGTTGGGTATGTGTATGGGTAAACCATATGCAGTAATGGAAAAGCTAGTACCTTATGAGAAAGCAGACACAGTACTCACCTTCATGCCTACCCGTTGGGAAATCCTGTTTGAGGATACCTTCGGATTTGAACCTGACGATATTCACTGCGGTAACGTAATGTACCGCCGTGTATTATCTTCCGAAGGTACGCTCATGGAAGTGGGTGTTATCACTGACCCTGTAACTAAATGGGAATAATCATGCGATTCAAAGCTAACTGCCAACGGCAACGTAGAGACAACATTGTAGTAGAGCATATTGGTCCGGGTGAGGTATACATTGTATGCGACAACATCACGTCACAACGAATCCATGCTGCGGCAGTAGTCCTATCTAAGGAAGATGCGCTCGCCCTTGCAAGCACTATCATTAACCACTACAAGGTTGAACAAAATGGAAGCTAAAACTTACGTATGTGCGTCACTAAACAGTGACGACACCTTAGAAGTGTACGAGGATGATGATTGTATCATAGTAGACATGAAAATCAATACCCCTAGATGTACATACATCTGCCTAACACGCGAACAAGTTATTGCCCTCCGTGACCAACTGCAAGAGTACCTCAATGAAACATCTGAAAACACACCAGCTTAACAACTGCTTCGACACCATGACAAAGAACCGTCATCTTGCGTACACGGCTGACCATGAACGTCAGGCCAAAGGCGTACGGCAATCAGCACCTAAAGAGAAACACGAGCTCTCTGAAGTTGCCCGTGAACACATTCGTAAGCTGCGTAAGGATTCCTTCCGCTATCGTAATCAACAATACTAGGAGAGCATCATGCTACCCACTGTAGTTATTGTATTAGTTGTAGTATTCTCAATCGGCCTGCTGATTGGTGTTACTAGCATGAGCAGTAAAGTTCGTGATCTGGAAACCAAGATTGCAGAAACGCAAATCACAGATGAAGTATTTACAGACCGTGTATACAGTGATCTGAACTTCCAAATCAATCTGTTGCGTTGTAAGGTGTTCTCTGTACCCAACTGGAAAAACTGGGGTTTATCGGAACACATAACTAACGATCAGCGTAGGCGCCTACGTCGGCTGGGTTCCCAACTTATCCGCATTAAGGACAAAGATGAAGATCATCCTGACAGCGTGGAAGGACAATAGACCTGAACACGTAAACCTACGTAACGTCAACGAGCTATATCATATGCTCCGAACTAAGTACGGCGACAACAATGTATCGCTATGCTTAGGACGTTACTTAGGTAAAAACGAAATGTCCGTATGTGTCAACGCTGAACATACCGATGTGTTCCTACTAAAGACCATGATGCAACGCTACGAGCAAGAAACAGCATTGCTATTATGGTCTAACGTAGGCGAGTTCTATCAACCTCGTGGGCATAACAGTGGGGCTGCACTTACAATTAAATGTACAAAAGAAAGACCTGTGGGTGACTACACGTACTTCCTAAAGACAGGAGAATACCTTCATGTTGTTCCGAGTTAAAACGCAGCGGTTTGTGAGTAAGGCCACTGCTTTAGTGTACGACCAATACCACTACTTACAGGTAGGTACTGTATTCCACTCTACAGAAATTATGGACTACTACAAGAGCCCTAATTATGGTTACGTAGACGTACATGGTCAACACGTACCATTAGAGTGCCTAGAACGCATCCCAAACACCAAAGCAAACCTTCGCAAGTTTGCTAAGGGTTTACTGTAGGTAAATCCAGAAGCCTTAGAAATAGGGCTTCTCAGTTTATCAACAGCCTTGGAGAATAACAATGGTAAAGCAACAAAAAGGCAAGACCAAACACAAGTCTTTCGGTAACTCCGTAAAAGGTATCAAGCCGGAGTACTGCGTGTTTAACCCTGTAATCGAGCGTGCTGTCCGTACCATCCTGCTAGCTACCCGCAACAACATGCATAAGCGTATAGTAGATGAGCTGCCTGTAACAGGGTATGCGGGTAGTCCTGTACCAGTAGTAGTCGGTATGTACCATAATGGCTTTGAAGAACTGCTGATTAACCCTGTGGTCAACAGCCATATGGCAATGCAGGGCTTCAACTACCGTCGCATTCTGGAGCAAGTGACTAAGGTTACTGACTTCGATGGTGCACCGCTGTCGTGGCTGGAAGGAACCAAACACGATCTGGAAGTACGTGTGTGTACCACGCTGGGTGCCCTGATTCACATCATTCAATGCGAGTACGACAACCAACGTATCGTAGAAGCAGCGGAATACAAGGCCGCTCAACTGACCAAGAAAGGTTAAGCATGAGAAAATCAAAGCCGATGCAAGTTGTAAGTGTATTCACTGTGGGCAGCTTCACTGTGTTGTTTGGTCTAGCCTTAATCGGTTGGTTCATGAACATCTACAAGCTGATTGTACATCTACCTACGACTGACTTTGAGACGCTGATTCGTATCGCTGGTATCCCACTGGCACCTGTAGGTGCACTGCTGGGTTACTTCCTGTAAAGAATTTGGGTTAATCCCGAATAATGGCTGTGGTGGCCAATCAACTGTAATATCATAAGGAAACTTAACAATGGCAAAAACTGCTGCTCAAATCTCCGCTAAAATCGCTGCCCTGCCGGTAGTCCGTGCTCAACTGCAAGAACAACTGGAAGCTGCGAAAGCACGTGAGGTTCTGGTCATCGGTAACAAATACCCGATCTATCAAGGTCGTGGTGAAGGCCGTACTGTTGTAGAAGCAACTCTGCTGAATCAACGTACCACGGAAGAAGGCGGTACCGAGTTCCTGTTCCAAGTTCCGGACGAATTCGTACCGGTACGTCTGACTGCTCGTTCGCTGGCTACTGATGAAGCCAAAGACGAGAACGGTAAGAAACTGCCGTCGTCTGCCGCTGTGGCTAAGAAACTGGCTTCTCTGGCTGATGCTGAAGAAGTACTGGAAGCCCAACTGGCTGAAGCTCTGGAGCGTGAACAACTGACCGTAGGCGCTACTTACAATATCCGTGTTGGTCGTGGTGCTGATGCTCAGATCGTACCGGCTGTACTGCTGGGTGAAGGTATCGTTGAGAAGTCCAAGACCATCGTGGTTGACAGCGTAGAGACTGTGAAGACCTCTTCGCAGAAACTGCTGAACTTCTTCTATGGTGCTGGCTTCGATGCCCGCACTGTACTGCTGACTGCTAAGGCTGTTGTGCTGTCCAGTGAAGCTGAAGATGCTGAAGCTGCTGCTGAAGCTCAGGCTGACGCTGAAGTTACCGACAATGAAGAAGTGTAAACACTTCGACGCTGACGGTTTAGCGTAATGGATTCCGCGAGTGCTATCCTATGGTTGGCACTCGCTGTATTCAACGAAGCTAGGTCTGAACCTTTAGAAGGGCAGCAAATGGTGGCCGAGGTAATTCTTAATCGAACTACCTCTAGTTGCTACCCTAACACCGTCCTCAAAGTAGTAAGATCCCCTAGCCAATTCAGTTGGGTACAGCGTGGTGGTTATCTAACCATGAAGGCTGCGCGTGCTGAAGATGAAGCAGCATGGAATACTGCGTATCGGGTCGCCGTTCGCACTTACATCCAATATTTACTATCTGGAAACAAGACAACGACCCGTTATACGCATTTCCATACTGTGGACTCTAAGCCCGTTTGGTCTAGTAAAGGGATAGCACGTCGCAGAATTGGTAATCACATTTTTATGAGATTACCTTGTTAGTGAGTCACACTTAAAATTGACTGTAGCACATGGGATAGTGGCCCTCTGTGAGAACAAAATACTCCACAATCTTTCCGGTTAGTGATAGGTTAAACCGGAGTATGTACGAGAGTACATACTGTAGTTCCAGAGTGTACTTAGCCCGTAGAAAAGGGGTCGGGTTGAAGCAAGGCCACCTAAGTATATCTGCCTGACCAGACATAGTAAGTAGTAAGTAGTTGCCACTTAGCACAAAGATGCAAGTCAGCGAAAGGTCAATGAAAGCTATGCTGGAACTACCGTATGTACTTTTAATGCCCTGTTGGTGAAATTGGTAAACACAGCAGGTTAACTGGGTGAGTGGCGGAATTGGAATACGCAATTGACTTAAAATCAATCGCCTACGGCATACGGGTTCAAGTCCCGTCTCACCTACCACAAACAAGAAAGAGGACTATGAAAGTATATGGCCCTTACGTCCGAAAAGATGGACGTATGCATGTCATCGTTAAAGATGGCAGCTGTAAGACAACCGTGTCTTACCCGAAGTATTTATTTGAACAAGCAACCGGTTACAAACTAAAGCCAGATGAAACTATTGATCACATCAACGGTGATTTTCGAGACAACCGATTAGAAAACTTACGCGTACTTAGCCGCGCAGATAATGCCGGAGTCTACATGGCTTCACTACCAAGTGCATTCGGAATGCACCGGTGTCAAAATTGTGGCATTATATTTAAACGTCGAAATAGTCAAGGGGCTAGACTAAAACGTGAAGGTAAAGCTGGACCCTACTGCTCTAGACGCTGCACAGGCAAAGTACATCACTAACATTGGAGGTCTTATGCGTAAGAAGCGTATTACACGTACCAAAGATGGTACGTGGTGGTTGCAAATACCTACGTCTTATTGGTATATGCCTCAAGCAACTGACCACTGGTACTTTGATAGTTGTAAAAAGTTAATCAAATTCCTAATTCACAAATACCCGAGGTTATATGCAGATCACTCAAGAGCAGTTTGAAGTCATTGAAGAATGGCTGGAAATCATTATCCCAGCAGACGACTGGCCTAACCCACGTGCACTTAAATCAGAACGCACCTTTTATATTCAGGCCAAAGTAAACGGGTTCGCAGCTGATCGAGTAATCCTACGCAAGTTTGACTTCGATAAGGCTATGTTGTATGGCATCCAGCCTACTGAATGAACATTGGCTCGCTGAAGCCAAGCGTTTACCTGTAGGCCGTTGGGAACGCATCTATCACGGTGCTGAACGTAGACCTAACCTTGTTATTCGTAATAAGGCTGATGGTTACTACGCATACTGCCACAGTTGTCATGAAGGTTCTGTAGTCAAGAAAGAGTTTGTACAAGAAGCTGTAGTAGTTGAACAGAAACCTAAGTCACGTGACCCAGGCCCACTAGTAGACATTAATACACTAGACACATCCGTAAGTGGTCTAGGGTATAGACTTGTCCAATTCCTAAGTCTTAAGAATGTGTATCAAATGTGGCCTAATGATGTTAGGCCAATGTGGTCTGATCAAGATAAACGTATCGTGGTGCAAACACCTGAAATGCTGATTGGACGGGATATTACAGGTAACAGTTACTCTAAGTGGTACCGTTACAAAGGTAGTGCGGGTTACGCCAGTGTAAATGGTATTAAACAGGGTAACACCATTCTATTAACTGAAGATTACTTCAGTGCTATGAAGGGTCAGTTCTACGCGGATGCCACAGGTATTCATACCAGCTGTGTATCTATGCAAGGTACAGTAATTCACCCTGACTTGGTAGTGCAGTTAATGGACGCACCTAAAGTTATTCTGGCGTTTGATCATGACGACGCAGGCGTTGCAGGTTACGTAAACGCAGGTAAGCAACTTAGCTTACTAGGTATACCTTGGGAAGCTGCATGGTGTACATATAATAACGACCCAAAAGATATGTGGTCTGACTGGTGGTTGAAAAACTTAACATAAGGATTCAAATGAGCATTGATGTTCACTTGCTGAAGGCATTAACAAACAAGACGCGATTCTACTCGCTCAAGGATAGTATTCCTGAAGAAATGTTCGCGGCTGACACCATTGCCATGTTGGGTTGGTTCGGGCTGTACTACAGCAAGAACCCTGAACATCAATGGATTGATCTCGAACTGTTATGTACCATGATGAAGTTGCAGGCTAGTACAACTAGCCAAGATGAAGATGCTAAGAAGGCCAACATGGCTATCTCCGAACGTATCATTCAGCAACTTCAAGCACCAGTAGATGATGATAAGATCGCCACAGTAGTTAACCAACTGGAAGAGCTGCGATTTCGCGGTAAAGTTGGTCGAGTACTCGCTGACTACGACAGCGGAGCAGACATTGATGTTACTTACGAAATCCAACAGATTACAGAGCAGTCACGCTCTGTATTATTAGGCGCAGGTGGCGCAGGTTGGGCACAAGCTAACATTGGTGATTACCTCCAGGCGACAGACCCAGACGCAGGTATTAAGTTAAACGCACTACCCCAACTTGCCAGTAGATTACGTGGGCTTATTGCAGGTGATAACATTGCACTTGCAGCCCCTACAGATGCCGGTAAAACTTCACTACTGTGTCGTATTGCTGCTGAATCAGCTAAGCAATCACGTGCACTATATGGTGAGCGGCCACTGCTATACCTAGTCAATGAAGGTACAGCGGAGACGATTGTTCCCCGCATTTGGCAAGCTGTAACAGGCTTGCTGCGTAGCGAAATGGTCGCACTTCACAACGAAGGTAAACTAGTACCGTTATACACCAGCCTTGTAGGCGCATGGGATGCTATCCGTGTACAAGAGATTCACGGTATGACCTTAGGTCAAGTCGAGCGTATCATTCAGGCACACAAGCCTTACATGGTAATCACTGACATGACCGGTCGTATTGATACCGGTAAACCTAACATGGCTGAACACACAGCAGCGGAGTATGTATGGAATGCCATGCGTGAGAAAGCTGCACAAAACAAGTTCATCCACATGGGTACTATTCAAGTATCCGCTGAAGGTTCTGAAACACTACACCCACCAATTACCGCATTGCAGAATAGTAAGATCGGTGTACAGACTACACTTGATCTACTAATGATTATGGGTATTATCCGTAACGACCCTATGCAAGAAAACATGCGTGGTTTGTGGACACCTAAAAACAAAATGGGTCTAGAGGGAATGGAGAAGCTAAATAAACTAGCAGGTACATTCTTCCCTGACCGTAACGAATGGAATGGTTTCTGATGCAATACATGTACGAAATTAAAGAATTCCTAGCCAACAAAAAGAACCCGGTGCAACTTGTAAAGAACCATCACGAGTTGACCAAGAAGGCTAAGGAAAAGGATTTGACTTGGCCTGCTGTTGTACAGATCAAGTACGATGGTGTTTACTGTATGGCTATCCGTGACGCGGATGGTGTGTTGGGGTTCTTTAGTCGTACGGGTAATGAGTTCTACATTGGTCCCCTGCTGTTCGCTAAGTTGAATCAGATTGTACCTTTTGAAGCTGGTGTATACATTGGTGAGTTGGTCAATGATAATATTTCACTAGAACGCCTCAGCGGTTATGTGAATACTAATCGCACTACCCCGTGGAGTATGCCGGATGTAGATGCCATGCAAAGTAGCTACATCATGTTCCACGATCATCTGACATTGGATGAACTGAAAGTAGGTAAAAGTAAACGTAGCTACTTAGATCGTCAAGTATATCTCTGCCTAAGTACTATCCCGCAACCATTCCTAGTAGTGAGTAAACACGTACTAACTACCTACGAGTTTGAAAAGTTTGCGGAAGAAGCTATCGCCAACGGTCACGAAGGTGCTGTACGTAAAGAGCTTAACGCTGATTGGGTAGCAGGTCACAAAGGTTATCGTACTACCAAGATCGTCCGTGGTATTTCTGCTGACCTCGAATGCATCGGTGTAGTAATTGGTGAAGGTAAATTCGATGGCCTTATCGCTGGTCTAGACTTCACGTGGAAAGGTAAACGATTCACTGCGGGCCTCGGTAAAGGTTGGGATGTAGATACCATGAAAGTATATACTGCTGCTTGGCAAGAAGATGAATTCAATGTCATCGGTAAAATCTGGAAGGTAACTGCACTACAGGAATCCTCTAAAGGTGTACTGCGTTTGCCCAAGGTCGGTGAAATGCGTATTGATAAGGAACAAGCTGATGTATAAATACTTAAAGTATTTCTGCCCACACTGCCAAAATATAGGTTGTGAATTCTGTATGGGTGGTAACGTAGATTGAGCTGGCTTATCACAGACCTTGAAACGGAGAACAAAGAGTACTACGGTTCCCTAGCTTCTCCATTTCATCCTGATAATTATATTGTAATGCCTGGTTGGGCACACAATGACGGACTTTAAGTCCCGTGAAGAAGCGGATGCTTCTAATTGGGCAGATGAAGCACTTAACGGTGCAACTATCTTTGTAGCACACAATGCTACCTTCGAGATTCATTGGATGATGCATCGGCATCGTCAAGCATTCACAGATTTCATTAAGCGTGGTGGCCGTATCTTCTGTACCCAATACGCTGAATACCTGTTGTCCCACCAACTTGAAACGTACCCTTCCCTTGAGGATTGCTCAGTAAAACGAGGCGGTAGTAAGAAGGTAGATGAGGTTAAATTGCTTTGGGAACAAGGCAAGCTTACTTCAGAAATCCCTGAAGAACTCCTTCGGAAATACCTTAGCAGCAACGAAGGCGATATTGAGAACACGCGTCGAGTGTGTTTTAGCCAATATGCTGAACTCGTAGCCAATGGGATGATTGAAATGTTCTGGCATCGAATGGATTCACTTCTATTCAATGCTGTGTCAACATTCAATGGTTTGTTTATTGATCTAGAGGTTGCCCAGCGTAACCACAAAGAGCAGTTAGAGCGAGTAGCTGAAATCAAAGATCAGGTCAATAAACTACTACCGGTAAACATGCCAGCAGAACTAGAGTTTAACTTTGGTTCTGACTATCACATGTCAGCGTTCATGTTTGGTGGCCCTATTAAGTACACCACTAAAGTTCCCTACGACCCACCTAAGTTTGAGAAGGGTGACTTCTATAAGGCTGATGGTGTACTGGTTCCTGTTGATAACCCTGATAACGTAGACCTTACATGGGCTGATCGTTATCAACGTGGTAAGAACGCAGGTCAACTAAAAGTATATCGTGAAGATACTACTACACCCAAGTTAAAGAATGCAGATGCAATCTATACCTTCGAGGGTCTGATTAATCTGAACAGTCTACCTGTACACGTACAGGATGAGTACTTAGGTAAACGTGCACAGTTCCGTGGTAAACGCTATCTGTGTGATCGTGAAGTAGCTTTCAACTCCATGGGCTACGAAATAGTTATCTGCGAAGGTACACCTGTATACAGTACAGGGAAAGACTCTCTGGAACTTCTGGCGAACTTCACAGAGGTTGCGAAGCCTTTGAAAGAATTACAATCGCTGGAGAAAGATAATGGTACGTATTACATTACGTATGAATATGCCAAAGATGGGGATGTTAAGAACACGAAGGGGATGTTACAGTATGTCACACATGAAAATATTGTTCACCATCGCCTCAACGGAACGTCTACTATTACTACACGATTGTCGTCTAGCAATCCAAACCTTCAGAACCTACCCCGTGATGGTACATCTAAAGTTAAGGAAATGTTTGCATCTAGATTTGGTGCATCAGGTCGTATTGTTGAAGTGGATTATACGGCACTCGAAGTAGTCGCACTTGCAGCCATTTCTGGTGACGCTAACCTCATGCGAAACCTACTGGACGGTACGGATATGCACTGCTATCGTTTAGCAGGTGTACTTGGTGAACCTTATGATAGTGTATACGAGAAGTGCCATAACAAGGAACATCCTGACCATAAGAAGTACAAACAGATGCGTACTGATATTAAGCCGCGTGCTTTCGCTGCTCAGTATGGTGCCAGTGCCGCAGGTATCTCATATGCGACAGGTTGTACTATTGAAGAAGCACAGGAGTTCTTAGATGCAGAAGCAAAACTGTTCCCTCAATCCATCGCCTTCCGAAGTGTCGTTAGAAGTGAAGTTGAAAGAACTGGTGCACTCGCCCCGCCGTGTAGGGAAGTATCAGACGATGGTAGGTTCTTGGCGTATCGACGTGGACACTTCACAGCAAAAGGTGGTACTCGATTCTCTTTCCGAACATATGAGAAGCGAGTTGAAGGGCAGCCCGTACAGGATTATAAGGACACCCAACTCGCTAATTATTGGTGTCAAGGTGAAGCCTCATTTATTGTACAAAGTGCTTGCGGTAGAGTCATTCGATGGTTATTTGCTAATGACTTCTTTGGTGGCTGCGTACTCCCGATTAACACAGTTCATGACGCGATATACCTTGACACTGTTAATGAGGAGTGGGCCCGCTACGCTGGTAAATACGTACAGTATCTCATGGAAACAACGCCTAAGATAATGTGCGAAACAATGCCAGCTTATACTGAATGGCAATACGACACTACACCATTCCCAGCAGCAGCTGAATTCGGATTAAATATGCTCGATAAAGAGCCCTGTTAATAGACAATAAATAAAGGAAACATAATGAGTATCTTAGCACAATTTCAACAAGAAGTAGCAGCAGTAGTAGAAGGTGGTATTGTAACTGACTTTACCGAAATTACCAAAGGTGGTGGTGAACGTAAAGTATGGCCGGAAGGTTTCACTCTGGCACGACTGGTAGGTGTAATTGAACTGGGTGACCGTGAAGTTACCTTTAAAGGTGAAAAGAAACCACCAGTGCGTCAACTGATGTTGCAGTTTGCAATGTACAGTGAAGGCTACACTTACGACGATGGTAAGCCAGGCATTATTAGCACCATGGGCCTGTCCATGACTACCACTGAAAAGTCTAAGCTGCCTAAAATCTTTGCTAAGATGCAAATTACTAAATCCGAAAAGCACTTTGCTGAACTGCTGGGTCAAGCTTATCTGATTAACATCAAGCATAAGAAGGACGGTGAAAAGACTTATGTCAACATTGATCTGGATGATGTACGTCTGGCCATAGACCCAATCAGTAAGCAGTGGTATCCGTGCCCTGCGCTAGATGAATCTCTGGTACGTCTGTTCCTGTGGGATAAACCAAGCAAAGCAATGTGGGACTCTCTGCTGATTAAACAGCAAGATGGTACCTTTGCAGACAAGCAATGGATTCAAGAGTTGATGGTAACTGCTGTAAACTTCAACGGTTCCCCACTGAATCGTATGCTTGACCCCTCGGCTCAAGCTATGACTGCTGCCATTATGGCTCCAGTAGCACCTGCTGCTCCGGTTGCACAAGCTCCTGTAGCTGCGCCTGTAGTACCTGCTGCTGTACCCGCTGCTACTGTAGTAGCTGTACCTCAGCCTGTACCAGCACCGGCTATCCCAGCAATTCCCCAAGTACCTCAAATCGGTTAATGGGTTAGGGTGTCTCGAAAGGGACACCCTAATTTATCATGTTAGATAAGTTCGGAGTAACCTCAGCTGACCTAGCTGAAATTAAACCTGCATCAGTAGCAGGTAGGGTTCTACTGTTAGACGGTGATGGCCCTTGCTACGCCGTAACAGCTAAGTGTGCCAAGATTTCTACAGCATTTAATCGTATGGAACGACATGTGCTTGAACGTATGTTCCTCACAGGTAGTGATAACCCCTAAGAACTCTCAAAAGAACAAGCGGGATTACCTGATACCTGAAAAGTTCTACCAAGGTAATCGACTGAACAAGGAAAAACCAGAACTACTAGAGTTCCTACGTGAGAACCTAGCAGATCATTTCCAAGACCATCCGCAAATTGTGTTCATTAGCAATACAGTACTGGAGGCCGACGATGCACTGATGCAAGACTGCTACCAGTTACCAAACACAATCCTTGATAGCGCTGACAAAGACCTAAACATTGCACCCACTACACGCTACGATATTGAAACTGGTAAGTTCCTACAGATCAAAGATCGTTATGGTTGGGTTGCAGAAAAGTACACTCCATCGGGTAACTTAAAACCTAGTGGTCACGGTACAGCATTCTTTTGGACACAGATGTTAATGGGCGACCAAGCAGATCACGTTAAAGGAATTACAAAATATAATGGAAAACTTTGTGGTATTAGTGCAGCACTTAAAATCATCGGTGGCTGCAATTCAGAGGACCACGCGGCTAATGTTGTCCTTGATGGCTATCGAGCACATAACCAGAATCCTCTGCCAGAAGCCGAATGTTTATGGCTCACTCGCGCACCTCTCGATACAGCATACTACTACATTAGTAGCCTTGGGTTATCCGAAGTCAACCGCAAGTACTTAGAAGAATGTGCTCAACGTAAGTACATCATGACACAAGAAGAATACAACGAGTGGCAAGAAATCCTTGCAGGGTGTACTACAGTAGCCCAAGTGGATGCTCGTTGGCAACTATGGAAGAAACACATTGGTCTTTAATTACAAAGAAGCAGCAGCTGCTACTATGGCCCGAGGTGCTCGCAAAATTAGTAGGTCACAACAACGAGCCTACGTAATGAAATTGCTGAAGGAACAAAATGGAAACTGTGCTGTATGTGGTAGAGCAATTTCTCTCGGTGTCATGGGTAACAAATCCGACTATGTCCTAGATCACTGTCATGATACTGGTTTGGTACGCGGTGTGTTACATCGCGGTTGTAATGGCGCACTAGGAAAAGCAGAGAATGCTATCGCCTGTTGGTCTGGCATTGGTGGTGATATGGATAACATCATCAACTGGATGCGCGGTGCTATTGCGTATTACGAAAAAGGCTTCCAACCTGTGATCTACCCAGATCATAAGACCAAGGAAGAGAAGGCAGCACTAGCTGCACAGAAACGTAAAGTAGAAGCAGCACGAAAGAAGATTGCTGCACGATTAAAGGAACAGAAATGATTGAATCTTGGGAAGAGTTCGTACAGAACGTAAAGGAATGGGCAACTGCCCGTAACCTTATTAATGGCTCGACTGTCCAAGCTCAAGGCTTGAAGGGTTTATCTGAAGCAGGTGAACTAGCAGATAACTTTGCCAAAGGTAAAGACATTAAGGATGATATTGGCGACTGCTGTGTAGTTGCTGTTATCTCTATGCTACAAGATGGTGGTGTACAATTTACACCAGATGTAGACACGGAGTTATATGATACAACAGTAGAGTGTATTGCAGATATTGCAAAAGATTTTACCTACGCGGTTAGCACGCTTTGCCCCGCCGACCATGTACCTACAGCAGCTATGACTTTGTGCCACTACCAAGGTATTGATTTCCTGTCGTGCTTGAACCAAGCATGGAACGATATCAAAGACCGTAAGGGTATCATGCACAACGGTGTATTCATCAAAGAATCTGACCCCCGTTATAAGGAATTAGTGGATGTATCTTAATCCATTTGCTGTTCAAACTTTAACCGATCGTTACATGGCACCACAGGACACTTGTGTTGAAGATATTTTCACACGGGCTGTCCTAGCCTATAATAATACATTAGGGCAACAACGTGCTCAGCGTATGCTTCAGTACGTTAAGAAGAACTGGTTTGTTCCTAGCACACCTGTACTGGCTAACTCTGGTACTGGTCGGGGTAATCCTATCGCGTGTTTCTTAGGTCGTGTAGGTGATTCCCGTCGATCTATCCTTAGTAACTACGTTGAAACTGGTTGGCTTGCTAGTAATGGCGGTGGTGTAGGTTGGGATTGGTCTAAGCTGCGTACCGGTGGTACCAAGACTTCCCATGGTTCTCAGAGTAATGGTATGGTTCCGTTCATGTCTGTAGGTGATCGTCTAGTAGTAGCCTTTGCCCAAGGTTCCTCTCGTCGTGCTAGTGAAGCAGTGTTCCTAGATGTTTCGCATCCTGAAATTGTGGAGTTCGTAGAAATGCGTAAACCTACTGGTAAGGATTTGAACCGTAAGAACCTGAATTTACACCACGGTGTACTGTTGTCTGATGAGTTCATGCTTGCTGTGGTGCAAGATAAACCATGGAACCTAGTAGACCCTCATACTAAAGATGTTAAAGAAACTATTTCTGCACGTAGTCTGTGGGAACGTATTCTACTAACCCGTAGTGAGACTGGTGAACCCTACCTGATATTCAAAGATAACCAGAACAACCAACGTCCTGATACTCTGAAAGCATTAGGTGTTGAAAGTACTACAAGTAATCTGTGTACTGAAATCACTGTAGCTGTAGAAATGCCTGACGGTTCCCCTGCGACTGGTGTATGCTGCTTAGGCAGTATCAACCTCGACAAGTGGGACGAGTACTCGAAAGACCAAGAACAATTCGAACTATTCGTAAGTGACTGCATTGCTTATCTGTGGTGTGTCCTCGATGAGTTCATTAACTCTGGTCTGGAAGGTGCAGAGTCTGCCCGTAAGAACGCAGAGTACTACCGCGATATTGGTTTAGGTACTATCGGTTTCCACAGTTATCTCCAATCCAAGATGGTTCCATTCTGTTCTCCCATGGCCCGTAGCCATAACCAGCGCATCTTCAGTAAACTGAAAGCTGCCGGTGATAAGGCTAACAATCAACTGACCAAGGAATTTGGTGCATGCCAAGCATCCGTTGATGCCTACAAAGATACAGGTGGAGTTTACCAACCGCTATTATGTACGCATTGGTCTGCCATTGCACCTAATGCCAGTACAAGCATCTTTGCTGATGCGAGCCCAGGAATTGAGCCGTGGACTTCTAATGGTTTCATCCGTAAGACTGCAAGCGGTACCTACATTGAGCGTAACAAATACCTTGAGCGACTCTTAGAATCCAAAGGTATGAGCACCGAAGAGGTGTGGACTCGTATCATTGTAGACTTCGGTACTGTGCGTGGTCTTGATTGCCTTACTGACTACGAGAAGGAAGTATTTGCTTCTGCATATGAAATGGACCAACGTTGGTTAGTTCAACATGCAGCTGATCGTCAGAAGCATATCTGCCAATCTCAATCTGTAAACCTGTATTTCCCACCTAAGACTGCTGCTGAAGTGTACAACCGTGTACACATCGAAGCATGGCTGAAGGGTATGAAGTCCTTGTATTACAGCAAGTCATTACCAACACATAAGGCATCTACTGGTCAAAAGGTAGCTGACCTTGTACAGCAAACATCCGAGGAGGAGTGCCTCGGATGTGCGAACTAGTAAAGGTAGACCCTGCTAGTCCTTCGGGCCTAGTATGGGTTCAACCAAAAGCTAAACGGTGCAAGGTAGGCAGTACCGCAGGATCACTAGCTAGTCACGGTTACTGGGTAGTAGTACTAAACTACAAAAAGCATTACGCCCACAGATTAGTGTGGGAATTAACTTATGGTACTATACCACCAAATATGCAAGTAGATCACATAGATCGAGATAGAGGTAACAACAAGTTATCTAATCTACGTTTAGTAAGTCTACGGGATAACAATCTTAACAAAGATGTATATAGTACTAATAAGACAGGTGTACGTAATGTACATTTAAACTCTAAGGGTACTTACACTGCACAAGTAAAATATCGCGGCAAGGTACATAGTAAAAACTTTCACTGTTTAGAGGAAGCTAAACTATGGGTGCTCGCCACACGCAAAAGGTTAAACCCACACTATGCCAATTAATAAAGATCAATTTGTGCCCGAACATAGCCCACATCAGTGGGCTATTGATATTACGGACAAACACATTGAGAACCGCTGGATTCCTGAAGAAGTACCTATGTCAGACGACATTCGTAACTGGAAGGAGGATAGTGACGCTTCTCGTAAGTTCATTCAGAACATCATGCTGTTCTTTACTCAGGCTGATGTAGAAGTAGAAAATACATACATTGACGAGTATATCCCAATGTACAAAGGTGACTTGGCTATTAAGTCTATGCTTACCGAGTTTGCAGCTGGTGAGAACATCCATGTTAAGGGTTATAAGTTCCTAGTTAAGACCTTAGGTATTGATGACAGCGTACTGTCTGCTTGGTTGGATAATCCAAACCTAGTAGAGATTCATAACGTATTGAACAAGTACTCTTGTACCGATGGCGTACAATCTCGCTTCAAGCGTATGGTAGCCACTTCTCTTATGGGTGAAGGTACTATGCTGTTTGGTATGTTTGCGCAACTACTGAACTATCAGCGTATCAATAAGTACAATGGGATGTGTACTATTGTAGCTTGGTCTATTCGGGATGAAGATATGCATGTAGGTGCTATTGCTCATCTGATTAAGACTGATGCTGCTTTCAATAGTATCCCGTTGGAGACCCGTCAAAAATGGCTGTGGGATGTTTACAATGAATTAATGCCTTTGGTTGTACAGTTCACAGTAGACTGTTTTGACGGACAAGAAGAACTTAACGGTATTACATTAAGTGATACTATTCGCTTTATTGTCTATCAAGCGGCACGTCGTATACGTCAAGCTAATATTAATGAATCATGGGGTACCAAGATGGTTAACCCGTTCCCGTGGTTTGACCAAATCGTAGGTGGTATTGAGGATGCAAACTTCTTTGAACGCCGCCGTACATCCTATAGCAAGAATAACGTAGTTGGTACCTTCGTGTATCCTACGGATTTACTGGAGCAAGCTCTTGAACATAGCTGATATTAAGGTCGAGTATATTGACCACATGGGTAGTGATGTTAACATTGTTAACGCTGCTCGTGTATCTTTTGCTAAGGAAGTAAAAGAGTTCAACTTAGATACTGATGGTCGTCTATTGAACTACTTAGCAAAACATAACCATTGGAGTCCGTTTGCTCATACTTGTATTAGTGTACGCTGTAAGGTTCCACTGTTCATTGCACGCCAACTGGTTAAACATCAGGTAGGTGGTAACTGGAATGAGGAATCCCGTCGGTATATTGATAGTGAGCCGGAGTTCTGGTTGCCGGAGTACTTCCACTATCGACCGACCAACGCAAAGCAAGGCTCAGGTGAAGTACATGCAGATAGTAAATCCCTGCGAGAATTACTAGAGTGGAACACTGCCCACAACTTGGGTATCTACACAGAATTGCTGACATCTAACGTAGCACCAGAAGAAGCCCGTATGGTACTCCCACTTAATACAATGACTAACTTCATTTGGACAGGTTCCCTGTTGTTCTTCCGCCGTGTAATTGAGCAACGTGAAGATGCCCATGCCCAACTAGCCGCACAAGAGTTTGCTGCTAAACTGAAGGAAGTCGTTAAACCTATTTACAAACACGGTTACATTGCGTTGGAGACAACACATGCCTAGAGTTACATTACAAGTACATCCATTAGCTCACACCAATATGCTTACACACGGTGTAGATTGTACCCGTGGTACAGGCCGTACTACAACAATCATCCTAGAGGGTATTGTAAGCCTGCAGAAAGAAGGTTATACCAGTGACCGTAGTGTATTTATCAAAGATCACTTTGAAGGTACACAAGCAAACCTAAATGTATTTGCAGATCGTGTGCGTTTTATTGTGAAGTGTTTAGATATGCGTAAGCATATTGCAGTGGTGCAACATCATAAAGACGTTGAACTGAAATGGATTATTGATGAACAAGCTAATTGACAAAGGTACTGCGGAGACCTCCCCGCACTACAATAAACTAGGTAAGAACCAACCTATTCGTGTAATGCTCCGTGAGCTTACCCACGAAGAATTCCGAGGTTTCCTCAAGGGTAATGTAATCAAATACACTGCCCGTGCAGGTCTTAAAGAAGGTACTGACGATGCTGCTAAAGCAAAACAGTACCAGAAATGGTTAGACGAACACGATGCATTCCGATGCATCAGTATTGGTAATCGAACATACACTAAGGAATCTGCTTAATATGGATTTGCTGAACAAGCAATTAGAGATTGAAAAAGAAGCTACTAATGAAGGTGTGCTTCGTGGTATTGAATTAACCTTGAACGCATTCAAACAGAATCGTGCAAGTGATACGGGCATTGGTCGCCGTATTGTAAGTCGAGCTTACGAAGAAACCCTACCGCTTGTTCAGGAAATGGTAAACTGTAGGCTCCGTGGGGTAGGTGGTAAATACCGTGCCTTAATGCGCCGAGTCAAGCCGGAGATTCTTACTGTCATTACATGGCGTGTAATTATTCAAGGTTGTGCTAACCCTGACGTAGTACTTATGCAGGACGTTTTACGTAGTATTGGCCGAGCTGTAGAAACTGAATCCATTGTTGATATTCTAACGGACGTTAATCCTTATTATGTTGACAAGGTACAAACTCAGATTCAAAGTGAGGCATCTACTTCTGTCCACCACATTCAGCGTAAATTCCGCACAGGTGCTAAAGATTTGGGTATTGACATTGATCCGTGGACTTCTGAAGAGAAGATCGGTGTAGGCAACCTACTCGTTCGTTGTGCTTACGAAACAGGTTTATTCCATTGGGTAGATCGTAATAGTGGTAAGGGTCAACCTTACAAAGAGATTCAACCAAGTGAAGAACTTGCAAAACACTTAGTAGAAGCTGTAGAAGCATCTACAGCAGTAATCCGATTCCCACCTATGCTAGTTAAACCAAGACCGTGGGAGAACTTCTTCCAAGGTGGTTATCTGTCTGATGATCTTTCTGTGTATGCTCCAATGATGACATTGCGTAGTATGCCTCATAAGTATCGTCGATGGATTCTATCGGAACTAACGCCGGAGCGTTGTGCTGAAGCAATCAATGCAGCTAACAAAGCACAGTCGGTTCCATACCGTGTGAACAAAGATGTACTTACTGTAGTTCGACAAGCAATGACAAACCCTAGAGGTATCTTAGGTTTGCCTGCACATAACGGAACACCACAGCCTAGCTTCCCTTTATCGCATGAATGGGATAAAGCGGTAGCAACTACAGAAGAACTGGAATTGTTTACACAGTGGAAACGTAGTATGAAGGATTGGTACACAGCGGAGCATCGTCGTAATGGTACTAAGATTGGCTTGGCTAGTAAAATAGCTAACTTGGCTAAGTATCAAGATTACAATGAACTCTACTTCCCAACCTTCCTTGACTGGCGGGGTCGTCTGTACTTCCGTAGTACTATTCACCCGCAAAGCCACGATGCTATTAAAGGCTGCTTAGAGTTTGCTGAAGGTAAACGCCTAGGTAAAGAAGGGTTGTTCTGGTTAAAGGTACATGTAGCAAACTGCTGTGGTTACGATAAGATGACCTTTGAGAAGCGCGTAGAGTGGGTCGAGGAGAACATTGTATTCATCAGGGACTATGTAAATGACCCACTGTTTGCAGAGTGCCCAGAACCCTCTACTGCGTTTACTTTACTTCAGGCAGGTCTAGCACTAATGGAAGCATTAGATATGGACAACCCTGAAGATTATATCTGTCATGTACCTGTAGCTATGGATGCTACCTGTAGTGGTCTACAGCACTTCTCTGCAATGTTTAAGGATGCTATTGGTGGTAAGTTCACCAACCTGTACTACGAAGGTGCAGATCAAAAGGCAGACATTTATAAGCATGTTGCAAAGATTGCTGAACCTATGATTCCAGAACTAACCGATGACCCTGTGTTGTTACACTACTGGAAAGATAAAGAGATTCCTCGTAGCATGGCTAAGCGTCCTGTAATGACTTACGTCTACGGTAGTACGCTACAAAGTACTTTAGAGTACGTAGCGGACGATCTACGGGACGCAGGGGAAGAACGCTATGCAGAATACTCTTGGCATGCTATTGCTGTACCAGTAGGTAAAGCATTACGCAAAGCCGTGGAACTAACTGTTCCTGCTGCTGCCGCAGGTATGAAGTACTTACAACAGCTAGTACGTGTCAGCGATAAGCCTATGCGCTGGTACTCGCCGGTAGGTATTCCGGTAGTCAACTGGACTGAAAAATATGATGTACAACAACTGAAGATTCTTAGCATGGGTGTACAAGCTGTGAAGATTCGTAGGGGCAAAGGTGAGTACGATAAACTATCATCAGTTAGTAGTATTAGTCCTAATTTTGTACATAGTCTGGATTCAGCACACCTATGTAAGACTATCAACAGTTTTACTGGCAGTATTGTACCTATCCACGATAGCTTCGGTACTCATCCTAGTGATGTTGGTTTGATGCATGAAGTACTCCGCAGTACATTTATTGAAATGTACCGTGGTGATGTAGACCAATTACTGGTAGAACTATTAGAAACATCTAAGGAGCTACCACAGCGTCCAAGTAATGGTAGTCTGGATATAAATAAAATCAAGGGTGCTATCTTCATGTTTTGCTAAGATTTGTAATAGGGAACTTCTGAATTTGTGGAAGTTCCCTATTTTTGTACGTCAAAATTTTGAAATCACCTGTATCCATGGAGTATGGAATGAAAAACCAAGAAGCCCCAAAATTTAATAGACTACAGTTAGAGTACCTAGAAAGAGTATTCCCAGAGATTACCCATTGTAATGATACTAATGAACTAATACATAACAATGGTAAGAGAACTGTAGTTAAGCATATCGAACAGTTGGTTCAACGATATGAACCCACTACATCTAGACAGATAGGATAACTATGGGTTGGCTAAAGAAAACACTAGGTACTTTAACATTAGGTATTATTCCTGGCTTACAGGAAGACCCAATGGCTAAAGCACTACAGCAGCAAAATAACTTAATGTTACAGCAACAGCAATCTCAGTTAGACACAATGCGTCAACAGAACTTACTTGATGCTAGTAATGCTAACAATACTGTTGCTAATGTAGTAACAGGTGACACATTGACTGTAGCAGAGAATATCAAGAAACGTAAGAAACCTGTAGGCTCTATAAGTTCTTCGTTAGGTATTTATTAATATGTACCAGACTAGTAAAGCACTATACGATAAGTACACAGATATTGATCTAATCAAACGCTGTGAGAAATACGCATTGTGGACACTACCTGCTATCTTCCCAAAGGATTGGGTACGTAAAGGTAATACGTCTGGTAACATTCCAGTAGAACACGATTACCAATCTGTAGGTGCTTTGTTAGTTAATAGCGCAGCACCTAAGATTACAAGTCTACTGTTTCCTGTAAGGCAACCCTTCTTCCGTATTAAAGCAGATGATGCTACTGTGGAGTTGTTCAAGAGTGCTGCTAAGGAATCTGGTGGTACCCTAGATGATGCAGGGATTAAAGCCATGAGCTCCGATATTGAACGTGAGGCTTGCGAGCAAATGTTCAAGAATGCATCGTATGCTCAACTGCAACAACTGACTGCGTATCTGCTAATTACAGGTAATGCTTTAGTCCACCGGAAAGATGAAAAGACTTTAGTGTACTCTCTACATAATTACGTTGTGAAACGTGATGGTAGCGGTACAGTGATGTGTATCATCCTGCGTGAGTTCTTAGCATTCAACTCACTACCTGTGAGCATTCAACAGCGCATCAATAAGACTGGTCGCTATAAGGGTGATGAAGAAGTAGAGCTATATACTAAGATTGAGCGACACAGTAACGAGGGTAAAACTACTTACCGTGTTACCCAAGAGATTGAAGGTGAAGATTTAGGAACCTTTGCAGAGTACCCTGAAAAGCTATGCCCATATATCCCTGTTTACTGGAAACTCGTAAATGGTGATAGCTATGGTCGCGGTCAAGTGGAGGAGTTTGCAGGTGACTTTGCGAAACTAAGTGATCTTAGTAAAGCGTTAACCTTCTATGAACTTGAAGCATGTAGCATTATCAACTTGGTAAAACCTGGCGCTACAACTGATATGGATTCTTTGAATACAGCAGCTGTTGGTGCCTACGTTCAGGGTAATCCCCAAGATATTTCAAAGCATGAATCTGGTGAGTACCAGAAGATTGCACAAATTACAAATAGCCTCACAAGTATCTTCCAACGGTTAGCACCTATATTTATGTACAAAGCAAATGTACGTGATGCCGAGCGTGTAACCAAAGAAGAAATCCGTCAAGCTGCTGAAGAAGTTGATAACCTAATGGGTGGTGTATACTCCGCCATTAGTACGCAGCTACACGAACCATTAGCGTATTTAGGTACTAAAGAGGTTCGACCAGAGCTTGAGGCTATCCTAAGTAAGCAAGGATTTCAGTTTAGTATTCTTGTAGGTCTTGCTGCGTTAGGGCGTAGTGCAGAGTTGAATCTGTTAACACAAGCGTCCCAAGTAGTAAGTGCTATTGTCCCCGCTTTGAAAGCAACGAGCCAACGGTTTGATGCTGAGCGTATCATTGATACTGTATTCCAAAGTTATGGGTTAAACATTGCAGATTATACTTACACTATAGAAGAACTGAAGCAACAACAAAAAGATAATCAAGCCGCAATGATGCAGCAACAACAGCAGTTGAATCCTATAGATGCTGTTAGTGCGGTTCAAGGAGTTATTCAATGACAGAAGCTGTTCAACCAGTAGCACCAGTAGTACCTGTAGTAGCGCCTGTTGTGCCGGTAGTACCAGCTGCACCAGTACCAACACCAGCCGTAGAACCAGTAGTTAAACCTGCTGTAACCCCATCAACCTTTAATAGTGGTACTGCTTTCGATGCAGCTATTAATGCGCTGGCTGGTGTTGTAGGTGTTACAGATGCTGATCTACAACGTGCGTTAGGTACTGCGCTAGAGCGCGGTGATGCTACCCTAATTGATAAGGCATTCATTGCTGAAAAGTTCGGTACTCAAGCATCTACCTTTACTACCCTTGCTGAAAGCGTAGTAACTGATGTTAAACAAAAAGCGGAGCAACAAAACGCTACTATTAATACCGCTATCGTAGAAGTAGCTGGTGATACTGCAACATGGGAAAAACACCGTGACGCATTTAACACCATAGCACCTGAACATATTAAGGTTGCTGCACGTGCTATGATGGATAGCGGTATGGTAAAAGAAGGGATTCAATTCGTAATGCAGCATACCCAAGGTAATGTCATTGCAAACGCAGGCAATCTGATTGGTGGTCTACCCGCTAATCACGCTGCTGGGCTTTCAGCAGATGAGTTCCGCACACAAATGAGTGAACTCAAAAAAGAGGCGGGTAATCGTAGTTTAGAAACCGGACCATTCCGCGAACGCTACGATAACTTGATTAAACAACGCACGATCGGTCGTCAAGCTGGTCGCTAAGAAAGGAAATAAATAGATGGCTGCAACTACTTACGCAGGTGGTAATACTAAAGTCCACATGGGCGGTGCTAACTCGGATATTGATATTCATCTGGAAATCTACCACGATGAAGTTGATTCCCGTTTTCAGTACAACTCTATCTTCTTGGGTTTGTCGTCCCAACGATCCGTAGCAGATCGTTCTAATACCTATCGTATTGACCGTATGAACACCAGCACTGTGAAGTCGCGTACTTCCGGTGTGGCGCTGGAGAATCAGAAGGTAACCAACGATAAAGTTCTGTACATTGTCGATACTGTGGTTTACATCCGTAACCCATTCGACTGGCAAGATCAGTGGACTTCGCCGGATTGGCTGATGGACATTGCCCGTAACAACGGTAGTGAATTCGCCGAAACCTTCGACGAAGCACACATTATCCAACTGATTAAAGCTCGTGCATGGACTGCCCCTGCTCACCTGAAACCTGCGTTCTCCGATGGTCTGACTGTCAACGTAACTTACAAGGCTGCACCGGCTAACCAAGCTGAACGTGAAGCTAACGCCATTGCACTGAAGCGTGGTCATCTGGAAGGTATTAACCAACTGGTGAAACGTAAAGTGCCACTGCGTGATATGGTTACCATTGTAGACGTAGATACCTACGCTGCTCTGCTGGAACATCCTAAACTTCTGAATCTGGAAGTAGCCGGTGGTGCTGGTGATGGTGATTACAACGGTCGTCGCTTCGTTCGTCTGAACGGTGTGCCGGTAGTTGAAGTTACCGAATTCCCAACTACTCAGTACAACAACACTGATACCAAACACGTTCTGCAATCCGCAAACAACGACTTCACCCTGTCGGCTGATGATCTGAAAGTTAAGATGATCACCTTCAGCAAGTCTATGTCCCTGCTGACTATCAACGCCCACAACTTCACCTCGAAGGTATGGGAAGATGATAAAGAGCTGAACACTGTTCTGGATATGTACCAGATGTACGGTGTAGGTATCCGTCGTGCTGATACTGTTATCGCGCACAAACTGGTAGAGCCGGTATAACCTATGGCAGCTGCTGAAATTAATATCGGCGGCTGGCACGAGGATGTTGCACGTATCGCTGGGCAGGCATTGGCTAACGCCACACCCAGCGTTACTGCTCAAACAGTACCAGCAGAAACTATTACGGTAACTATCTCTGTAGAAACTGCTTCAGACCCATTGCCTGAAACAGACAAAATTGAGTTAGCACCTGACGTAGTAACCCCAGTTATTACCGAATCTGTAATTCAAATGGAAACCCCCGCGGTTTTAGTTGAATCAGAGGCACCGGTAGAAACTGAGGTTACTGCACCAGTATTACCGACTGTGCCTGTTGTACCTACTGTTCCTAAAGTCTAACTATAGGGCGGTGGTTGCATAACCAGTGCCCTATTTAATGGGGCACTCATTATGAAACTACTTGAAGTTGTAAACTATTGCCTAAAGTATTTGGGCGAACGCCGAGTATCCTCTGTAGATGTACGTCATCCCACAGTAAACGATGTGGTACTCGAAGTAGAAGATCAAGTCCGTGCATTACTATCAATTGGTTGGTGGTTTAATGAACGAACACAACTGTATTACCCAGATACCGAAGGTAAGATTGCAGCACCTATTGATGCACTTATGCTTGCTGGTGCGGGTATTGATGTTGATGTTGTTGATGGTTATTTCTGGAACATCGTTAGTGATACTAATGTATTCTCTGGTCCTATTGAAGTTACTGTAAGAGCCAATATGGAATTCGAACAGTTACCCGAAGTAGCTGCGGCTTACATTAAACCTACTGTAGCTCTTGTGTTGTATACACAGGAGTACGGTATGGAGAATACAGCACAAGTGTTAATGCAACAGAAGCTAGATACTAAGATGTATCTCGACCGTGAGAACCTGCGTAAGCGTAAGTACAATAGTACTAACCGACCATCGGTATATCGCTTTGTATCTGCCTTGAGGTCTTAATATGGCGATTGTAGATAGTGCGTATAGCTCTTTACTCCAAGGTGTATCTCAACAAGAAGATGCATCTAAGCGTGAAGGTCAACTACGTGAACAAATTAATATGTGGTCTGACCCTACCTACGGCTTACGTAGACGTGGTGGTGCTGCCACTAAAGCTGTAGTACCAATCATTACAGAAAATGGTAAAGTTATAATTACCGAGTACGAGAATACAGCGGGTACATTCTTTATTCTGTGGAACCTTTTAGGTCACACTGCACATGTGTTTGATTCTAATTGGATGCTACGTGGTACTGCTACTGTACCTTACTTGGCAACAGCAACTAGTGTTAAAGACATTGGTGTCGCCTCTGTAGGTTCCACAGGTTTCATCCTAAACCGCAAGCAAGTACCAGCAGCTAGTAACACGGATACCACTGCGCGTAATCCGGTATATGATGGTTTTATCTTAGTACGCACAGGTGCATTCAGTAGGAGCTACACCGCTAACATTACAGTGGCGGGTATTGGTTCCTTCGACTTTACCTACACCACAGATACTACAGCTGCTAACAGTACACCTGAAGCTATTGCTACGCAGTTTAAAACTCAGATGGATGCTAACGCTACCTTCGCTGCAAACTTTGATAGTACACGTGATGGCTCTATTATCTTTGTAACACGCAAGGATAAAAGCCCTGGGAATACTAATAGCACTACGGTGACGAGTAATAACGGTAGTACTTACGTGCTTACCAGTTCTACTATGAACGTACCGCAAGTATCTGATTTACCGGCGAAGATGCCTAGTGTTGCTCATAAAGCAGTACTATCTGTAGGTACTAGTGCGTTAGCCAAGAGTTACTACTACTGGAATGCTAATGAAGCTACATGGGTAGAGACTGCTAAATATGGTAGCAACAACAGCATTACTAATATGCCGCTGCCTTATACGGTTAGTACCCTAGGTGACCTTGTGTTTCAGAGTAATACATACCCACTACGTATTGCAGGGGATGATAATAACAACCCTTACATGAATTTTGTAGTCGCCGGTATCACAGGTATCACAGCCTATCAGGGACGACTGGTTATCCTAAGTGGTGCATACGCTTGTGCTAGTAGTAGTGTCGACTACACTAAATTCATGCGTACTACTGTAACCAGCTTAGTAAGTACTGACGGTTTTGAGGTAAGCTCATCTAAAGGTGCGGGCGCTAGTTTCAAGTACGCACTGCAATTCAATAAGGATTTAGTAGTGCTAGGTGAAAAGCACCAAGCAGTTATTCCAAGTAGTAACACAGCGTTAACCCCAACGAATGCATTAATTGTACCGTCAGGTAACGCTAACCTTGGCCTAAACTGCGCACCCGTAAGTACACCACGAACCATTATGGTACCTAATAGTAATGCTGACTTTATCCGTTTGGGTGAAGTGGTACCTAGTACTATTGTGGATTCGCAGTATACGTATCAAGAAGTTACCGATCATATCCCAACGTATATGCGTGGTAATGTGGTAGCTATGGCGGAGTCTAGTACTAATAGCCATGTGGTAATTCTAGGTAGTGCAGAACCGACTAAGTTACTATCCCATGAATACTATTGGGATGGTGACAGCCGTAAGCAAATGGCGTTTAGTACTTGGGAATTTGGCCTACCGTTAACCTCTGTGTACTACACACGGGATAACTTAGTTGTGTTTGCGTCCATAGGTTCTAATACTGTAATTGCTGTAATAAACGGTAAAACACCTTTTAGTGATGGCGGTAACTACCACCTAGACTTCTATAAGACTGCAAATGCTGTTAATAGAACTGTGGCAGTACCGGCAGAACTTACCACTAAGGTAAATGATTTGGTACTAGCTTGTACTGAAACTGCTATTCGTGGTGAACCTATTGGTGCTGCGGTGGTAAACAGCACTACACTTCAAACAGTACGCAGCTTTGCAAACACAACAGCTGTATTAGGTTTACCGTACACATCGAGTGCTACACCAACATCCCCTGTGTTAAAAGACAGCAAGGATGTTCCGCTGACAGATAGTAAGATGATTCTTAAGCGGTACTTAGTGTCTGTACGTAAGACTGGCGAATTCGATATTGAAGTACGTTCGGATTTAGATGCTGCAAATACTTACGGTGAACCTGTGTTATGGCGTAGTAGTGAACTTGGTTTTAATCAACCATTAGTAGTAGCCACAGGTGATGTGTCTGTTCCTATTGGAATTCCAGTAGAACAGGCAAAGGTAACATTTAGTACCAATAGTACATGGGAGCTTAACATCAAAGATATTCAGTATACTTTGAAAGTTGAAGTACGCCCACAACGTCGTAGATTATAAGGGAAGATATGGTAAACTCCGGTGTAAGCAGTGCCGCTAGCTTAGGCTCCCAAGCCTTCGTGGCTACGGGAAACCCTTGGATAGCAGCTGGTGCTGCTGCACTGGGGTTCCTATCTGGAAGCTCTGCGGATAAAGCTAAGAATAAAGCTCTAGCGCAACAGTTAGAACTTAATCGTAAACAAAACGAATTAATTATTGCAGAGACAGCACGAGGTATTTCGGAGATTAACCGACAGCGTACCTTAACGTCTTTGGAAACCAATCGCTCACTACGCCACTTAGAACGTGGTGCTGGTGATGCGTCAGCCGATGTACTTAATCAGTACGCTGCTGCTGATCTAGTTGGAGCTACTGCTTTAGTAGCTCAATCCGAAGTGGAACGACAACTAGATGAGAATACAGCGATGATTCGGCTGAATAATGAAATCAATACAGAGAACCTTAATAACCAAGTGGTTAACCTAACACAAGGTGGTCAGAGCCAGCTACGGGATATGAGTCAAGAGTTAATGCCTACGGGTGGTAAGCTTGATAGTATCTTCGCCATTGCTGGTGCTGCCTTTGACATTTATGGTGCAACTAAAGGTTCTAGTAAAGTTAAGACCGTGGGTGCATCCCAGACTACTAATCAGTCAAAAGGTATCTCTGCGTTCTTACTAGGTAATAAGGAATAGTATGCCCATTGAACAAGCACAAGCCACAGGTTATTCGTTTACACCTCAAAAGGTAACTGGTGGTGTAGAAGTTAAAGACCCTCTAGCTGGTGTAGCTTCAGGGTTATCTAACCTATTAGGTAAGTACGCTAAAGTTAAACAAGGTAATGAAGCTGACTTCTTAGAAGGTATGGTAGATCATGCTGCGGGTACTATTAAAGAACAGTCGTGGTTAACACCTGATCTGTATAACCAAGGTTTGGCCTATAGTAAGTTCATTGATAAGCAGTCGAGTCTTACAGCCGCTTTACCCCAGCTAGCCCAAGAGACTCTTGATGAAGGTGGTGATCTGGATGCTTATAAGACTAAGCTGAAACCAGTTTTGGCAGACCTTGCTAAGAGTTTAGAGGAGTCTGGTTTAGAAGGCGATGCACTTGTAGCTGCACAAAAGCAGAATATTACATTCGCTGCGTCTGCCATGCAAACGTATCAAGCCAACCGCGAGAAGTTACTCAAGCAGGCGGTAAACGAAACTAACTATCGTATTCCCAATACTGCGGTTAACGGTTGGTTACTGGCCGGTGGAACCCCAGAAGATTTTGCGGGTTACATGGCTGGTGCGTTAGAGCAGCTACGAGCTAACAATCAACACTCTGATGACCCTATAGGCGTAGCCAGTACTTTCATGGCTGACAGTGTTAAAGCATTAGCATCTAGAGCAAACCCAGCAACACCGGATGGTCAACGTGCTATCCAAGGTATTGCTCTATTTGCAAACTCTACTGCTGCTCAAGGTATGTCCCCAAAAGCTTACAACGATATTCAAGAAGTACTTAGTAAAAAACAACAGGATGTAATGTCCTTTAACTCTAACGTACTTCAACAGGAGATCATTGAAGCTGAACGCCAATTCGATGCTGGTACATTGCAGTTTACTAGTCAGGACTTCACCGATAAGTATCGGGACATTCAAGCTAAAGTAAGCGCAGGTGTTATTGAATCTAATGCTGGTGTGCAACTTATGAACAAGCTACAGACTTTGGAATCTAAGTTCTTTAAAACTGGTAATGAATCCACTGTCGCTATGACTGGCAGCTATGCTCAACGGCAAGCATTGTTTGGTACTGATGCAGATAGTAAAAGTACTGATGCTATTGTTAAACAAGCTGCTAAACAGTTTGGTGAAGATTACGATGGCGCTGCTAGGTTCATTATCGGTACTGGCCTTAAGACACAGAATGGCTACGCTGTTACAGCAGGGTTCAAACAGTACATGCCCCAAATGGAAGTATTGTTAGCTACTAAACCTGAAGATATTACTAACGGTAATATTGATGGTACACACGTAGCAGCCTACCAAGGGTTTGTACGTCAAGTGCAATCTCTACAGAGTGTTAACCCGTACATGCTAGGTAAAGCTTTAGATGCTGTGAATGATAAAGATACCCGTGATGCCATGGAGGCTTACTTCAGTACAGGCCAGAACGTAGGTAAGAACGTACAGTTTGATATGAAAGAAATCCAGCGGTACAAAGATCAAATCATTGCTACCCGTCAGGGTGGCGGTCTCAATGGGGCTGCTAGCAAGGGTGGTGGGTTCACCGCTGAAGATTTGAAGTCTGGTTTCTTTGCTACACATACGTGGCCTATTATTGGTGACAGCAATAGCGGTAAAGCTCAAAGCTGGTGGAGTAACCCTAGCGATGATGTGCTAGCTAAGCGTACACAAGTTCTTAACCAAGCTTGGGATGCTGCTAGACCAGAGTTAGCTGTTATGGAGGCTCAAGGTCAAGTACTGGTAACACCGACTCAGAAGATTCGTGCATTGCGTGAACTAGGTAGAGTAGTGCCTATTGATACTGGTTTTGTTACTGCAAACAAGGGGTGGAAAGATTCCCTGCGTGTAGGTAACACAACTACAAAGATGAGTGATGAGTTGGTTCAAACTAGCTTAGAGGTTATCCGTAATAGGTTCTACGATAAGTTCAATGGTTATGGTGACCGTAAGTTCAATAAGGAAGATGTACAAATGACCGTAGTAGGTAACGAACTGTTAATCAGTGCTACCGACAAAACAGGTCAACGTATGACCCCGTTGCAACGCTATGGGGTATCCATGATTAACGAAACTGGTTGGCAAATTGTAGAAGGTCGTAAGAAAGACGGCGGTCGTCTACCTATTGGTACTGTAGCTACAGGAACTAAACAGTTTACTGTAACTAAAGATTGGCAAGATACCTTCGGTCCGGAATTGGCTAAAGATATGGCTTCTAGTATGGTGCGGTATGAAGGGAATATTGGTGATGTTCGTGCAACAGACCCAACTAGACCTAATGTACGTACGACCAGTATTGGTATCCGTATGGATGGTACTCATCCTGAATGGGAAAAGAAGATTCTCGAAGCTAGAAAGAACGGTACTGAAGATCAAGTAGTTGGTTCCTTTGTGAAAGATTACTATAAGAACTTTGGACAATACGTCAATGCTGCTAATCTTCCCGAAGCTAAGAACCTTAGTCTTACTGGATTGAAGTCTGCTTACATTGCACTAGGTCACGCTATGTGGCAGGGTGGTCAACAAGGTGGCGGGAATACCTACGCAGGTATCCTACGTACAGCACAACAAGACCCTAAGAAAGCTATGGATATGTTCTACAGTTCCGCACTGTATAAAGATATTAATAGTACCTCCAAGGGTAAAGGAAAAGAACATCCACGTACACTGATGTACCTTCAAGGTATTCAAGATGTTGCAGCTGTGTATAATGCACGCGCTGTAGCCGGTCTGAAGTCTGGTAAATTTGCAGATGCGTTTACTAAAGGTATGTACCCGACAATGTCCTCCGGTGTTGCTGGATTTAAATCAGATGTTAAACCTTACAAACCTAAAGGTAAGGATATTAACACTTATGCAAAAGAAGCTATTACTAAGCCTACATACCCATTACAGGTATCAGGGCCAGAAGGCTTTAATTAACAGAATGCCCACTTCGGTGGGCTTCTTTATCAGGAGTATTCTATGGACTACGGAACTATCCAAACTCTACCTCAACCGGAGCTTGGGGTATACGGTGGCACAGGGAGTGCTACTAATAAAGAAGCTCAACGTCTACCACTACCAGAATTACCCGCCAGTGAAAGTATTGCCCAAGGTGCACAAAACCCTGGCTTTGCTGATGCTACCATTGCATCATTTAAAGAGAATACTTTAGCAGGTCTAGTATTCAATCCTTTCAGTTGGAAGGATGCACACTATAATGCTGATAGTACATTTGATGTAAACAAAGCAGTAGATGGTTATATGCGTTTTAAAGGTACTGCCTTAAGCCCAGATGAACAAGAGTTCTTACAGGGTGCAGTATCTCAAGAAGATTTCAGTAATCGTATTGAGCGATGGACTGAAAAAGAAAACAATCAGAAGATCATGCAGGCTAGTACTGCTGGTACACTATTGGGTGCAGCATTAGACCCTATTGACTTTGCATTAGGTGCGGGTGTAACTAAACTTAAAGCATTGTCTGCTATTGAACAAGTTGCTGTAGCAGGTGGTGCAGCAGGTGTAGTTAGTACTGCCTTACCTAATACACTAAGTAATGCTGATGTTATGCTTAACATGGTTGGTCCTATGCTCAATGCAGCAGTGGGCACAGATCAGGCATTCAAGATTAAAGCTAGTGTACCTGAATTCAAAAGTGCTGCTGAAGTTGGTCCTAAGATGCAAGGTGTAGTTGACTACTTTAAGAAGTGGCAATCATTTACGGATTCCATGCATAGCCTTGGTACTAAAGGTAAACAGCTAGCAGATAAAGTATTTGGTAATGCATGGGAAGACAAAGCTATGTCTGCTACAGCATTCCAACGTAACTTTGCAGCTGATGCACAACGTCAGATTACAGCTATTGAACAATCCATGCGTAAGAACGGTTTGTTTACTTGGGACCCGCGCCCTAGTGTACGCGCAATATATCGTCAGCAAAGGGAAGATGTAGGCATCCAAGTTCAACAGTGGCTTCATGCTAGTCGTAAGAACGAAATGGAGTTTGGTACTGAACTACCGTTACCTAACAATCCTGTAGTACGTGATGTTATTGAAACCTACCAGAAGTCTGGCTTTGCTACTGAAATGCTACGACGTGCTAAAGAGGCTGGTGTTGAGGGCGCAGGTGATACCTTCGGCACACGTAACTACTTAGGTATTGTATGGAACTACGATCGAGTCCGAGACTTTATGCGTAGGTCTGGTCGTAATGTAGATGATGTTGCTACCGCTTTTGGTAAGCAGATTACTAAGACTATTGGCCACTTTGCAGGTAGTGATGCTAGGGGTATCGGTATGCAATTCCTTAAAACTATTCAAGGTGAGCAGACTGGCGACTTAGCATTAAAGTTCCGCGAGTGGGAATTAAACGGCCTATCTAGAGAAGAAGTAGTAAATACCTTACGTGGTGCTGGTGTACCTGAACCGGAGATTCTACGAGCTATCGAACAGTCGTTTGGTAATCCTAATATGAACTCTGTTGGGGATGTCACTAAATCTCTACGTCAACGACTAGATTGGGACTTATCCGAAGATATGGGTGGGTTCACGTTAGCTGAATTCCTAGAGCCTGATATTCATAAGACTATGGAACGCTATACATTGGAAATGACTTCCCGTATTGGTTTAGCTAAGGCTGGGTTTAATAGTGGCGGTGCATTTCAACGTGCTTTAGATGAAGTAGCTGATGAAGCCTTTGCTGCCGGTCAGAGCCCTGCTGAAGTACGCGCTATCCTAGATCATGCACGTGAACTAGCATTAGGTCGTCCTATTGGCGATCAGATGCCTGACGAGCTGCGTAGTCTTACTGCATTAGGTTCAGCATTAGCCCTGAAGAATTCCGGTATTTATAACATTGGCGAATACGCAGCACTGGCTGCTGAGTATGGGTTGAAACGAGTTGTACGTGAGTTCATTCCAATGTTACGTAAGAGTTCTATTGCTAATATGACTAAGCAGGAAGCAGAGGAACTGCAAGATTTAATTACTGGTCGCCTTGTAGCGGATGGTAGATTTAGACCTGTCGTATCCTACATGGAAGATAACTTCGAGGGTGCTGCTGATAGTATCCATGAGACTATCCAGTATTCTGCGCAGTCTGTACGCTTCATCAACGGTAGTGAAGCTATCCGTAGACACCAAGTAAAAATCTTTGCAGGTCTATATCAGAAGCGTTTAGAGGCTGCTATCAATGGTAGTGCTGAAGCACGTGATCTTCTTATCAAGGAAGGTCTACCACAGTACGTACTGGAAGAATCTGGTAGGGCATTCAAGCAACACGGTTGGTCTATGGAATCTTGGAATCAGAGTTTAGTAGATGATCTAAGTACCCATGCCTTGAGTATGGCAGATACATCAGTACTAGCTTTACGTCGCGGTGAACGCCCGATGCTTATGGATACTAACGTAGGTAAAACTATTTTCCCGTTTATGTCCTTTGTGTTTGCTGCGCATAACAAACTATTACGTCGCCAGTTCAATCGTGACGGTACATTAGGTGTCGCTAAGATCATGATGTATCAGGCACCGTTAGCTGTAGTATCTGCTGCTGCTGCTAACGTAGTAGGCGGTAAACCATGGGATAACGAATTAGGTAATGGTGTACCCAAAGCTATGTCCTCTTTAGGTCTAGCGAGTATCCCTTGGGACTTAATCTATCGTGGACGTATGGGTGGTGGCTTTACTGGCTTTGCACCTATTAACTCGGCTGTAGAACTTGTAAGTAATCCTACAGACCCACGTAATGTAGCTAACAATATTCCGTTCTTAGCAGTATTCCCAGCAGTAGGCTTAGTGCTTAGTGCAACAGAAGGAGAAGATAAATAATGGCATATAGCATTCAAACTGCTGTATCAGATGGTACCTTAGAGGTCTTAGACCTCTCCATTAAATATATGGACAAGAGTCACATCTTTGTCTATGTAGACGATGTATTAGTGGATGGCTCTGCCTACAGTTATGTATGGCTTACAGACACCCGCATCCAATTAGTACCCACAGTAGCTAACGGTAGTACCTTAAAGGTAATTCGTAAAACCTTAACCGATGAAATGTGGCATGAGTTTTCCAAAGGTGCTCGCTTTAGTACTGCTAGCATGGATGAAAACTTCGAACAGCTACTGTTCTTGGCTCAGGAGTACTCTGAAGGTATTTATGTAAAAGATTTCTACACTGACATTGACTTACATCTAAAGCGTATCCTCAATTTAGGTGACCCTATTAACGATGGTGATGCAGTCAATCTGAAAACCCTGAAAGAGTACTTACCTAATGCAGACTTGCTACCTGCTCTGACGCAGCGTATTGCAGAAGAGGAGTTAAAAAGTGCTAAGTTAGCTTTAGCCGATGGTGTGTGGGTGCACTTAGCAGGTAACACAGTGCCTAATGATAAATGTGGTGGTTGGTTTATCTACACTACGAGCACACTGTTACCGGTTGATAATGGTATTGTATTTGCACCAGCAGTAGGCACAGGTAGGTTAGTACGTACAAACACTACTGTAATAACACCTTACACATTTGGTGGTGACCCACTATACCGGCCAGGCGCAGATAACCTAGGGGCTGTACAAAAAGCAATTGACTATTTGAGTAGCAACGGTGGCGGTGCCGTATGGTGCCCGCGTGGTGTTTGGGCTGGGCCTAATGGTCTAAAAGTACCCGCAGGTGTAAGTGTAATTGGTGAAGATCGGGAGTGTACTATTTTACGTAAAACAACCGATAACACTATAAATACCACTATTTATGCACCGCCTCTAGTTGTATACGGTAGCGCTGCGCTACCATCAAACATTAATGCGGTATTAACCTTAACTGGTGCTGGTGGTCGTTACAGGGGGCGCATTACAGACCTGACACTTGAGGGTACATTTGCCACAGTTGGTAACTACGAATCTCAGAAGGTCGAGTTCAGCTTAGTATCCACAGGCTCGGTTAGTGACTCCGTTATTGAGCGCCTGTATTTGAATGACACTCGATATGGTTTAATGATTCCAACTATCTTTGCCTCGACTATTCGCGATTGTCGTATTAGTACTTGCCTTCAAGCTACGGGTATTGATGACGGTACATCATTAACTTATACCAGTGTGTACGCAAATAATTGCAGGGACTCTCACTTTATCCGGGGTATGAAGTACAGCACCTTTACTAATAACGCTGCTGATTATACTAACGACCCAGCTAAATATCCTGATCGTACTAAGGTGCGCTTTGCTTATCGCCTACGCAGTCTTGTAGGTTGTGAGGTAAGTAACAACGGTAACGAGCAGACGTGGGGCCGTTCGCTGTGGTTGGAGACATTAGATAACTGCGAAGTATCTAAGAACGTAACCATTGGCGTTGGTAGCGATTACGTAGGGTCTGAGCACATCGCAGTATTATATACAGATGGCGTACTACGCAGCTGTACAGTTAAGGACAATATCGGTTACGATGTAAAAGCTGGTGGTTTACTGTATGGTGGTGCAAACGCAGCTAACCATCACAACATCTACCACGAGACTACTGCTTTCATTATAAACAGTGAGGTTGCTGGTAACATGGTACGCGCCACTGCTTCGGGTATTCCTGCAGAGGCTGGTTGGGGTAATAACAACCCAGCAAACTTAGTGAACGGTGTGGTTAGTAGCAACATGGTTCAACTGTTCAACCCCACTATTACCGCGAACAACGTAGGTGACCTTGTAGTTACTTATGGTTCAGGTAATAAACACTATCAACAAGATTGTGGTGAGTTGTATCATGTGTTTGGGTGCTTTGATGTAGGTATTGGTTATACTACAGCATCGTCTTACCTGATCTTCCAAGGTTTCCCTGCTAACCAGAATATCCCGTGGCGTATTGCCATCACTGGAGTTGCTGGTGGTAGTGGTTTAACCAAGAAACTTGCCAGCTTCGTGCTTAACGCAAACCAAGGTAATGGTATCACATTCGACGAGAATGAGGGTATTGTCAACATTACAGACATTCCAAACAACACTAACCTCAAGATTTACTATGATGGTTGGTACGCTAGGTCGTGAGGTAGTATGGCAGCTAAAGTAAGTAAGTTAGCACAACTCCATGAAATGCTGACTGACATGTTTATGGAGAATATCCGAATCTGTAAAGAGGAGGGTATTCCCATGTCAGCAGCAGATATGTCCGTAATGGTAACGTTCCTAAAGAACAACAACATTACCGCAGACGTGGATGATGTGAAGATGCAGGAGATTAAAGACTCAAGCTCAGGAGTTGTTAAAGTCAATTGGTGACGACAACAACATCACTAACGTTCTCTAGTATTATCCAAGAGGGTTCTTCGGAGCCCTCTTCAGTAATAAAGGAGAAATCAATGATTTCAGAAAAGACAACACAACGATTAATTAAACTAGCTAGGATTACTAAGGAGTGGGACCAGAGGGCAGCTGAAATGCCTATTGATCTACGCGAAGAGCTAGCCATGATGTTTAAAGCAACATTCCATGACTTCAAAGAATTTGCTGACTTGGGTATGCAGTACTTAGGCTTTAAGATTTCTGATATGCAACTAGACATTGCTGACTACATGCAGAATGGTCCTAAGAAGCGTATGGTACAAGCCCAACGTGGTGAAGCTAAATCAACTCTAGCAGCCCTATATGCAGTATGGTGCTTAGTACAAGATCAAAGCTGGCGTATTCTAGTAGTGTCAGGTGGCGAGAAACAGGCATCTGATGTAGCCTTACTTATCATTCGTATCATTGAGCAGTGGCATTTATTCTGCTGGTTGCGTCCAGATAAGACTAGAGGTGATAGAACATCAGTTGAGGGTTATGACGTACACTGTGATCTTAAGCCTGTAGATAAGTCTGCTAGTATTGCCTGTGTGGGTATTACTGCTAACTTACAGGGTAAACGTGCAGACCTACTGATTCCGGATGATGTAGAGACTACTAAGAACTCTCTGACACAGACAATGCGAGATACACTTCTTGCGTTGACTAAGGACTTCAGTTCTATCTGTACACACGGGCACACGCTGTACTTAGGTACACCACAGACTAAAGACAGTATCTACAAGACTCTGCCTGCACGCGGTTTCGATGTACGTATCTGGCCTGGCCGTTACCCTACAAATGAGGAACTACAGCGTTACTTACCAAATACCTTAGCACCAATGATTCTGGAAGCTATTGAGCGGGACCCTAGTTTACAGACGGGTGGTGGCCTCGCAGGGAACCGCGGTAAACCTGCGGACCTTATTCGCTATGATGAGGATGCACTGATCGAGAAAGAACTTGATTGGGGCGAGGAGGGCTTTAACCTTCAGTACATGCTGGATACCACACTATCCGATGCGCTACGTACTAAGATTAAGTTGGCTGACTTCATTGTAGGTACATGGGATTCTATGGCAGCACCAGAGATCATTCAGTACAGTGCAGAACCTAGAACCTTACGTAAGGCTGATGGTGTTATGCAACTTCAGGGTGAGCGCATGTACTATGCTGCCTCTAGCTCTCAAGCCTTCGCACCTTACATGCACAAGGTAATGGTAGTAGACCCTGCCGGTAATGGTGGTGATGAAGTATCCTTTGCAGCTGGTGGTGCGTGTAGTAGTTACATCCACCTATTCGCGATATTAAGATTGAGAACAACATGGGTCATGGTACTGTAGTGACACTGTTCCTAGCAGAGCTTGAGAAGATGCGCAATGAAGGTTTGATTCCACAAGGGTTAAACTTCGGTGTTGAGGGTTATTACGCAGTAGGTCAGAAAGAGAAACGTATCATTGATACTATCTCACCGTTGACACGTAGACATAGGTTAGTAGTACTTGAGTCTGCTATTGAAATGGATATTGAGTACGCTAACAAGCATGTACTAGCTAAACGTACTATTGCTTCTGGATTATACCAGTTAGCAAACATTACATACGATCGGGGTTCTCTAGCTATGGATGACCGCGCAGATGCTATACAAGGTGTAGTGATGCACCTAAGCACTATGATTGGTGTGGATGATGAGAAAGCGCAAGCAGATCGCTTAGCTGCTGTAGGCGCAGAATTCGTAGCTAACCCTATGGGTTACGCTGTAAACAATAAAAGAACTTCAGATATTAGAAGTAGATTCAGGAGAAAGTAATGGCTGAACTTAATGTTACTGGCCCATTCCGTGGTGGTGCCCATCAAGGTGTACCTGTAATTACTGTAGATAACGCTAAGGCTACTACTGGTACTGGTACGCGATTCGCTACCAGTATTAACGGTAATAAGACTATGCGTATTGAACAAAACGTAGCAGGTAAGAGTTCCAACTTTGATATTTACGGGGGTTTTACTTCCACCGACGTTGGTGTGAAACTGAACAGTAGCAGCATTACTGTTACTTCAACTACACCTTATATGGCTACTACACCCGACAACGTACCGTATATTTGGGTAGTATGTAACTCCATGGATAGTGATGGTACTTATAACTTCAAGGTAGCTGGTTAATGCTTACCGCTGTAGGTCTACGTGATCTACAGCTTCGTCCTATTTCCATAGCAGTACTTAGTCTGCTAGGTAATGCTATTGATGAAGCTGTAGGTATTCTGCAGAAGTATGGCGGTTCCTTATGGGTGGCTGACCCTACGTACACCTTCACGGGTAGCGATGGCACTGGCGCGGCTGGCGATGGTAGCGATGCTGGCTATGTGCGGGATTTGTGCGGCAATGCTCGCCCGCTCACGCAGGCAACCACCGGCTTCAAGCCGAAGCTGCGACTCGTTGGCGGGCGCTGGGCGTGGGTTTTCGATGGTGCAGATGATGCGCTGTACAGCTCCGCTACTACTGGCGCATCAGGTACTCTGATTGCCGCTTTTGCCCCGTCAAGGCTTGCATGGCAGTCGATACTTGGCACCGGCGGCGTTCAGACAAGCTACCCTGGCGTATCTCTTGGGCTTACTGTTGTTGGTGAGTTCTCTATGCTGTCTGGCAACGCCACAATAGCAAACAGCCGATATATCACAACATCAGCTGTAAGCGTGAGTAAAGCCGATGTTGTTACAGCAAAATGGCAAAACTCTGCGCCGCAAGTAGTGCTCAGGCGAAATGGTGTTGTGCAATCCAATCGCATGACAAACTACCAGACACAATCAGCATCTTCATCGGGGATATTCCTTGGCAAGCTGGACCAAAACTGGGCGACTGACAGATTTTCAGGGAACGTATTTGCAGCCGCCTACTGCCCCTCAGCACTATCTGACGCCGAACTGCTAATCATCGAAAAAGCCATGGCCCAACTCGCCGGAGTAACGATATGAGCGACTACCGCGTAACCGTAACCGTGCCTGTCGAACAGGCCGCAACTGCTTCGGCGGTTGGCCGTGCGATGGATATTGATGTTGGCGGCGAGCATAGCTTTGTGCCCGTGTACGCTGAATACGATGAGCAGGGAAAGCCTATCGGACAGCCAACGTCGTTGCAGGCGAAGACGTGGGCAAGCGAGGCCTTTGCTACTATGTTCCAGTACTTAATTAGTAACCCTACTGGCTTGTACATGGCAGTAGTATCTGATTATGAAACTCGTGGGTCTGATCTATTAGCACCTACTATGCAAGATATAGATGCATTCTGTGCGACGGCTAAGTTAACTACTGAACCCGCACTGGGGGGAAGCACATGAGTAAATTTACTAACTTTAGAAATGCCTTGACCCTAGAAATAGGGTCTTGGCTTATTCGCAAATTAATTAATACCCTTGAGGACAAGTATGGACGAGAACCAAAAGGTAATCCAGCAGCTTCAGATTCAGCAAGCTCTACAGGACCAACGGATGGCAACAATCGAAGCAAGACAGGACAAGACTGAAGCAAAAGTTGAAGAAGGGTTCTTAGCAGTAGATGCTAGATTTGATAAGATGGATGAGAAGTTAACACTAATCCTAACTAAGAATCCTATCATGGACTTTGCTAAGGAGAACTGGAAGGCAGTAGCTTTTATTGGTTTTGTGCTAACTTATCAACCTTCTATTGAAATGGTTAAGGTAGTAGCACATATCTTATTTCCCGGATTGACATTAGGTTAAGGAGTCATATGCAAGTAAGTAAGTACTTCAAACAATCTGAATTTGATTGTAAATGCGGCTGTGGTCAGTCTGTACATAGCCTAGAGTTGTTCCAAGTACTGGATGATGTTCGGGAGCACTTTGGTGTTCCTGTGACTATTAACTCGGGTAAGCGTTGTATTAAACATAACCAACGAGTAGGTGGTGCACCTAATAGTCGTCATGTAGTAGGTGATGCTGCTGATATTACTGTTAAAGGTGTACTACCTTCTACTGTACATAAGTACTTAACTATGAAGTATCCTGATAAGTATGGTATTGGTAAGTATAAGACCTTTACTCATATTGATGTGCGTAACTATAAGTCTCGTTGGGATATGACTGGAGATTAATATGTTTCTATCTGCGGAAGCTGTACGTAACTCTTGTATTATAGCTATAGTTGTACCCTGTAGTATTGGCTATGGTTTAGGTAAGTTACTGGAGTGGTTGTTCTAAGGTACTGGCACAGTTCTGCTTTCAGCAGGGTTGTGCCTTTACTTCTATAGTTCTTCTGAGATTACTCTGAGAAGTATTCTGAGAGTTCTTGTATGGTTATCTTCTATTAGTCTGAGGAGGTGAGTGTATTATTACTCCTAAAATTTATTATATCTTTTCGAGGGTGTCTCTCCCTTTCCAACCAT